TGCTAAGCCACGCAAAGTAGCCGCGCCCGCGCCCGCCAAAAAAACCCAAACGGTAAAACGCACTGGAAGACCCAGCAAATACTCACCCGAGATCGCTAAGGTGATATGCGAACAACTGAGTGAGGGAATACCGTTAAGACAGATATGCAGAGAGAACGATGGCTTCCCCGCTTGGAGGACTGTCTACGATTGGATGGCGAAAGATGATTCTTTGGGCGCTGACGGTGTCGGGCTTTCTGCATCCATCGCACGTGCGCGAGACATTGGCTATGACGCCATCGCTGAGGAGTGCTTGTTGATTGCTGACACTCCCCAGTTTGGGCAGAAGCAGGTGATGAGTGATGAGGGCGCCACAACCACAATTGAGGACATGCTCGGACACCGCAAGCTTCAGATTGAGACCCGCCTGAAGTTGCTGGCTAAGTTCCACCCTACCAAATATGGCGACAAGCTGGGCTTGCATGGGGTGGAGGGCGCCGCCTCCATTAAGACCGAGGACACTGGCACAAGCCGCCTGTTCGAGTTGGTGCGCAATTTGGAGATGAAGACCCGTGCTGGATCTGCTTGACGCTGAGACGGCTAAGGAGTTCATGGCTCGCCCTGAGCTTGACAGGTTGGCGCACATCAAGCACTTGGAGTGGGTCGCAAAGGCTCACCCCTATCAGATCCCCCCTGACCTTGAGCAAGACTACACCGTGTGGCTCCTCCTCGCAGGCCGTGGAGCCGGCAAGAGCCACGCTGGGAGCCATGCCCTGTGGTGGTGGTGCTGGACGCACCCCAACAGCCGCGGGCTCGTTCTAGCCCCCACCAGTTCGGACGTCAAGTTCACCTGCTTTGAGGGAGTGTCAGGCTTGCTTGCCAACATACCCCGAGAGCTTGTAGTCAACTACAACAAGCAGGATCACGTGATTGAGCTTGCCAATGGCTCGACTATCAGGGGCATCAGCGCAGACTCCTATGAGCGCCTGCGCGGCCCCCAGTTCCACTTTGCATGGTGTGATGAGCTTGCGGCATTCCAGTATTTGCAGGACGCATGGGACATGATGATGTTCGGTCTGCGCCTTGGCGAACGTCCAAGGGTAATCGCCACGACAACGCCCAAGCCCAAGGACTTGATACTTGACCTAGTGGGGCGAGAGGGTGACGACGTGGTGGTTGACCGCGCCAGCACCTACGCCAACATGGACAACCTAGCACCGAGCTTTGCCAAGCAGTTGGAGCAGTACAGGGGCACCAAGCTCTTTGAGCAGGAGGTCATGGGCTCCTTGGTTGACCTCGAGGATGGCAAGGTGGTCAACCGCTCAATGTTCAAGCTATGGCCTGCCTTCACCACCGACGGGCACCCCAACCCGTTCCCTGACTTTGAGTTCATTGTCATGTCGCTGGACTGTGCCTTTAGCGAGAAGACCCACAACGACCCTACCGCCTGCACCGTGTGGGGCGTATTCAAGCCGCTGGACGCGCCTATGTCTGTCCTGCTCATTGACGCATGGGCTGAGCACCTGAGCTTCCCTGACCTGAAGCCTAGGGTTATAGAGGAGTTCTACACCAGCTATGGTGAGGGCAAGAAGGCGAAGAAGCCTGACTTGATGGTCATTGAGGACAAGGCGGCAGGCATCAGTCTTATACAAGAGTTAGCCCGTGCGGGGTTACCTTGCAGGGCGTATAACCCGGGTCGAGCAGACAAGATGCAACGGCTACAGATCTCTGCCGCCATCATTGCCGCTGGGCGTGTGTGGCTCCCCGAGAGCGAGAGCCGCCCCAACATGGTCAAGTCATGGGCAGAGGGCTTCCTGTCTCAGATCTGCTCATTCCCTGACTCAGCGCACGACGACTACGTTGACACCACCACGCAGGTTCTCCGCATCCTGAAGGACATGAGTTGGCTCGACATTGACCCGCCCCCTCTGTATGATGACGACGACGACTACGCCGACGACTACAAACCAAAGAGGGTGAACCCCTATGCCGCCTAAACTTAACCCGCTCGAAGCCATCAAGCAAAGCAAAGGCGCTAAGGTTGTCGGGTCGCTGGCTGATCAGGTCAGAGCCGAGATGGCGGCTGAGAGAGCCGCACAGAAGCCGCCTGCATTGGTTAGGTACGAGTTAGAGGAGGCGCGTAAAGCCAAGGAGGCAAGCCAGCCGCCCGTCAAGGCGTCCGAGGCATACGGCAAGCATGAGGGTTCGTACATCAAGCCCATCTTCTATGACCGCATGAAGGTTGACTTGGAGAAGGGCAAGTTTGGGGGCCCCGGCTTCTCGGGCATCCAACTGATTGACCCTGAGTATGCAAAGGCGCGGGCGGTGGCTGGCGTAACCGACAAGAAGATGGGAACGCGCATCCTGAACCGCAACAAGGCGCAGGTTCCTAAAGGCGCTAAAGTGATTTGGACGCCATCGGTTGGCGGTCTTGAGCAACACAAGTCCAACTCCACAATGTTTGGCGAGTTTGCTGACATTTTTGCCAACGAGCGCAAGAACCTGTCGCCCGAGCAAATTCAAAAGATGAGCGACTACGCCAGCACCAAGGTGAACAACAAGGGCGAGTTAATCTTCCCCAACGGCATTGACTTAAATTCGCGCAACTTTCGTAAGGCGGTCAAGACCTACAACCAACGCGCACTGTTGGCTGACATCTTTGCTGGACGTGGCGTGGGTGGCGAGAAGGGTCGAACGGTTCCAATAGAAGAGTTGTTGCAAAAGAACTTAGATCCAAACATGGCTGAGGCTGGCACGCTGGACTTGGGCAACAGGCTGTTCCGCTTGGACGATAACGTCATTGACAGACCCGACCTGCACAGCGACTACCCCATCATTGCCACGGGCGAAGATCTAGATGTGAATTACCTGCCCACGCCCATTGCCTCGGTGTTTGAGGATTTTAAAACGGCTAAGGAGTTGGAGAAGGGCCGTGACATTACGCAGATGGATTACACCAAGAACGATCCAACGCAGTTGCTCAGCGAAGACTTGTTGACAAGGATGCAAAAGGCTGGGTTGCGTCGGGGCGGCTTAGTGCAAATGGCTAAAGGTGGTGCGGCGCGTGGCATCAAGAAGCTTAAGGGGATCTACAACGAGGTAGAGACCAGCATGGGCAGGGGCAAGGGCGCTGACTTTGAGCAGACCGCATCGCCGCTCAACATCATGCGCGAGGGGACTGGGCAATGGACAAAGGGTAATTTAGAGATTCAGTTAGCGGACATGCAGGATCAGGCGTTTTCACCTGAATACCAAAAAGCATTGGAAAATTCCCTCAAAGCAGACCGAGTAAGAGCCGCCGCAGGCGACAAAGCCGCACAAGATCGGATCCCAACATACGAAAGAATGATTGCTGAGGGTTTGGCTAAGAGGCAATGGGTTGACAGCAATCTCAAGAACTACATCAAGAAGCAGATGGGTTCACCTAATGACCCAGTACGCGCACTGGCTGAGAAGGGCGTCACTCACCTTAAAGGAATGGAGAGGGATGCAAATGAGGCCATCAACCCAGTAAAACACCGCCGCAGAAGGGCGGGCTTGCCCGCAGAAGGTTTAGCTCAAAGCGATGCGGCTAAGGTGTGGGAAACGCTATCTGACAACTCTCTGCGCTCAGTGCTTCCCCAAGATTTGCATAGCGGCGCACACGCAAAGAACCCGTGGATGAAAGACCTGCCCGAGGGCGAAAGGGTCATGCTTTACAACCATGAGCCTGAGCTTGGATTTCAAGACCTGCTTGGTGACATTGAGCGAAGAGTAGATGCTGGTGAACTTCGCCCTGATCAATTGAACAAGGTCACCGTGGCTGATACGGTCAAGAGCGTACATGATGAAAGGGTGCGCAAGGAGGAGAATTCACTCCGCGCCATGCAAAATAATGCCGCCACCAAGGTTGTCAAAGAGTATCCCAATGGATACAAGTGGGTGGAGATCAGCGCGAACAAAGACTCCCCACTGCCTGAGGGCTGGTCATTTGATCCCGTGGGTGAGACGTACACAGACCCCAGCGGCAAAAAGACAATCCACAACCCCAACTACATTGCGGCGCAAGAAGCCTTGGAGCACGAGGGCGACATCATGGGCCACTGCGTTGGCGCCTACTGCGATGAGGTGTACAAACAGGGCCAAAGGATCCTGTCCTTGCGTGACCCCAAGGGTGAGTCGCATGCAACCGTGCAAGTAGTGCCTCGAGAAAATGGGCCACCTCGCATCAGGCAGATCAAAGGCAAGCAGGACGAGCCACTAATTGGCAAGTATCGACCCATGATGGCTGATTTAGCCAACACAGGTGAATACTCACACATTGATGAATTGCAAAACGCTGGCTTAAAAGAAAAGAGCGCGGTGTTTGATGCGCATGAGGAGGCGTGGCTCAAATCCAAAGGTTACCAAGTACCCAAGTACCTGCTTCAAGAAGACGTTGACGTCATGCTCAAAGCCTTAGACGACAACGGCGTGCCACCCATTCCCGAAGCAGGCATGGCTAAAGGCGGTGCCGCTAAGGGCGCTAAAAAAATAATGAGTCTTGCCGATCAGGTACGCGCTGAGATGGCGGCTGAAAAACAATACGGGCAAGTCAGTGGCATGGTGTCAAAGGTGGGAGAGGAGGGGCGCTCACCCATCATCCCAGTGCCCAACCGCTGGTTCCTGCAACCTGACAAGTTCCCTAACCAACAGAAGCTGATTGAGCGTGTCTTGCAACAGACTGGCATGAGGCGCGAGGACTTCCCGTCAGGCGCGTTCATTGATCCGCGCACAGGCGAGGTGCTTGACTCCCGCATCATGGACGACTTGGGCGTCGTCATTAACCCAGCAACCAATCGCCCCATGATGTCAGCCAAGGGTCAGTCAGGGCTTGAGGTGCTTGACCCCAAGACTGGCTCATACACCAAGAGCAACTTGGTGCGCAAGGGACTGTTTAAGCCCGAGGGCGGCGATCCAATGCTCAATGACATGAGCTTCATTGCAACAATTGAAAAAGGTGACGCAGGTCACAGGTATGGCTTATCCACCGAGTACGCCAGCCCCACAGAGCTATACAACACAGGCACTGGCGCCAACCCAACATTACGCCCAAGGAGTAGGGGCGACCTGTTTGGTGTGGGTGACGTGGTTGGTCAAGTCCGAATTGGCAAAAGCAATCCGCATGACGTGTACGAGAAGCTGTTCGTTGCGCCCAAAGGCTCTGACGTGCAGGGCAAGAAGCTAAGTAAAGCTCAAGGCGGCTTAGCGCACATGGCTAAGGGTGGAAGGAGCGTCCGAGGCGCCAAGAAGGTCATGTCACTGGCTGACGAAGTGCGTGCAGAGATGGCGGCAGAGAAGCTTGCCTCACCCCCAGCCAGCGTAAAGGTGGAGCCAGCATACCCTTACCAAGATAGGCTCAACAAGGTCAAGCCAGTCTACGGCGCACGCAAGATCTTGCCTCGAGAGCAAGCTGACGCAAACAAAGCCGCGTTCTTAGAGCCAAGCGTGATCAAGGATCGGATGTACCACGGCACCAAGCGTAACTTCACGCGGTTTTCCCCTACAACCGCCGACTCAATTTTTTTGACCCCTGACCCCACGTTTGCCTCAGGCTTTGCTCATGGAACAATAGAATTCAAAGATCCATATAGCGATGTATTGCGACAACGATTTTATAAAAATCCCAACGCAAAGTTCAAAGACCCTAAGCGTCAAGTTGACAACGCAAATATATTACCCGTGCGAGTTCAGGTTAAAAACCCATTTGATTACGAAAACCCTGAGCACGTAGAGGCCCTGCGTGACTGGATGTTAAAAAACGAAACCTTACCTAAAGATCGCCTTGAGGTTCAGTTGCAACACATGACCGACCCCGAGCTTTCTGCTAACTGGACTCAAATGGAAAATCCTAAGCTTCAAAAAGGCATCAAGGCGCTTGGACACGACGCCTACTACACCAAAGAAATGGACACCAAGAACCTTGGTGTCTACAACCCCAACGTTGTTAAGTCCGACATTGGCAACATTGGTACTTACAGCACCAAAACACCTGAAATTACTGAGAAGAAAGGCGGCTTAGTGTGAAACATTACGACCTATTGGAATCATGGGGACACGACAAGTTGGTCAAGCACATGAAAAATGGCGGTCAGCCTGAGGATTTTGACAGCAACGCGCCTGAAGTAGAGCCTAAACGTATTGATCGCATTCGCAAAGAGCTTAACGCCATCAAATTGAATTTGCCCGACTCAAAGAAAACGCTTAAGCCGCTGGTAAACGCAGAGGGAACAAACAAAAATGCACGCTATCAAGCTGGCATGGAGTTTCCTGTTGGCAATGAGTCATCCATGCACGTTGGCACAAGCGGCGAGTCAGGAAGACGACCACATGAAATCCGCGCTGGGTTTGAGACCCCGATTGCTGGTGGTCAGCTTCGAGCCACTGGTTCTTACTCGCCTCAAAACAAAAGCCTGCAAGCGGTTTACGAGCGCCGCTTTGATGACGGTGGCTTTGTTGAGCCCATGGGTGCCCCCTCTTCTGAGGTAGAGCCTGAGGACGCTGAGTTTATGCGCCGCTTAGCTAAGAAAATTGCCGAGGCAACTGGCAAAGAGATTAAGCAACTTGCCACTCCTCGAGGAGCCAAGGACTTTACAGCCAACAGCATTGCCGCCACCTTGGCAGGAGGCACATCGGACATAGTGAACTTTGGCTTACAAGGCGTTGATTACTTGCGAGAGCAGGCCGCAAAACAAAACAAGCGCGGCTATGTCAAAGAGTCTGTAATGGGTGACAAGCGGGTTCCTCCTACCGTCAAGCCCTACGCCAGCGATAAGCCATTTATGGGAAGCGATCAATTCCGCGATGCGTTTGAACGGCAAGGGCTTACTTCAAAAGGGAGTCAAGAACAATTTCCAATATTGGGCACAATTCCTGAGACGATTCTTAACCCAGTGGGGCCGCTGTCAGCAATAAAAGCCGCGCCAGCAATTTACAAAGGAGCAAAGACCGTGGTGCAAGAGGGTTTACCCCGCGCCACAGAGATGGGTGCTAACCGCGTGGTGAGCGATGTGCGCCGCTCCTTTACCCCTGCTGACGTCACCGTCGAGGGCGTTGGCCCTGATATGGGTTTGTTCAAGCCAAGCGAGTTCCAAGAGTACGCAACCAATCAAAGCGTGGGCAAGGGATCACCCTCGCCGTTGACAACCCTTGGTGGGCGTAAGACGCAGGAACGCAAAGGGCAGGGCGTCTACATGAACGATGCGGGAAACCTTGAGACCAATCCCATGCGGGCATTTAGCGTCAAGACACCTAACTTGGCTACAGACAAGCCATTACGTGCTGACATAGCTACCGCAGGCCGCGAGTTAAACCAAGAGGCCATGGCGGCGCACAGGTTTGTGCCCATGGCATCGAATCAGATCAAAGATGCGTCTGCCATGATGATTACTGGCAAAAACGGCCCGTTGACGGCTGAGCAGGTCAAGGCGATTGGGGCTCGGTTGCCCGAAATGATTGTCTCGCACAACCCCCGCACTGGTGGCATCTTTGTTGCCCCCTACATGGCAAAGCCCAACTCAGTCAACCCTGAGTTCTTGAAAGCACAAGAAGTGGCAAACGCCGTCTTGGGCAAAAATGCCAAGTATCAGTTTGGCAAAGCCGACCCCAACAAAGACTTGATGTACATGCCTAAGTCAACTTACGACTTAGAAGGTGCCCGACCACCCTCCCCAGCCGCCGTGGCCAAGAGACAGGCTCTACGTAAGATGGATCAGAACTTTGTTGCGCCCGCAAAATTGCAAGGCGTGCCTTAAAAAACGCCTCGTCTTGTTTCCAAAATTTTTGATTAAGGTCATCGCAATGAAAAATTGCTTCTTCACGGGACAAAAACCAGTCCACCAGCACAGGGTTGGGAGTGTCGGCGTGCACGACGCCATAACCGTGATCAACCTCAATCACAACGTTTGGCCAGCGCTGGAGCAGGTGGTGTTTAGAAAAGTCAAGTTCTGTTTTCATAAATCTATATTAACACAAGGTTAAACATATGGCTACCGAAATGCCCATTGAGCAAGAATTTGATCGTGAAATTGATGGCGTACAAGCAACAGATGAGGACATGATTGTTGATGTGCCTGAGATGGACGACGCTGATATTGAAGAAACTCCTGATGGTGGCGCAATTGTCACCATGCCTGATGACTTCAAGGGCCCGTCCGACGACACTGACTTCTATGAAAACTTGGCTGAGACGATCAACATCCTAGACTTAAGCAAGTTGACGATGCGTTACCTTGACATGTTGGACAAGGACAAAGAGGCGCGGAAGAAGCGGGACAAGCAGTATGAAGACGGCATCAAGCGTACTGGCTTGGGTGATGAGGCACCCGGCGGCGCTAACTTCATGGGCGCAAGCAGGGTCGTTCACCCTGTTATGGCTGAGGTCTGCGTTGACTTTGCCGCCAGCGCCATCAAAGAGTTGTTCCCACCCGATGGCCCAGTGCGCACCAACATCCTTGGCGAAGTAACCGACGAAAAGACCGAGGTTGCCGAGCGTAAGCGCGACTACATGAACTGGCAGTTGACCGAGCAGATCCCTGAGTTTAGGGACGAGACAGAGCAACTGCTTACCCAGCTACCCCTTGGGGGCTCACAGTACATGAAAATGTGGTTTGATGAGAAACTTCGCCGCCCCTGCGCTGAGTTCATCCCCATTGACAACATCTTGTTGCCCTTTGCCGCCGCAAACTTCTACTCTGCACAGCGCGTATCTGAGATTCAAGACATCACTGACTGGGAGTTTGAGGCTCGCATTAAGTCAGGCTTGTACCGCGACATTACCTACATCCGCGCCAGTTCGGATCCCGAGGAGAGCGGCCCACAACAAGCGACAAACGAGATTGAAGGTAAAGAAAACGATGAAAACGAAGACGGTTTGCGTCGCGTTTTTCACATTTACACATGGCTTGAGCTTGAGGATGATGGTTTTTCTGACGGCGAAATGGCTCCATACATCCTGATGATTGATGAAACCGAGAACAAAGTGCTTGGTTTGTACCGAAATTGGGAGATGGGCGACAAAGCTATGGAAAAGCTGGACTGGGTCATTGAATTCAAGTTCATCCCATGGCGTGGGGCATACGCAATTGGCTTGCCACACCTGATTGGCGGGCTCTCAGCGGCGCTTACAGGCGCTTTGCGGGCACTTTTGGACACCGCACACGTCAACAACTCGCTAACGATGCTGAAGCTCAAGGGCGGGCGCAACAGTGGGCAGACGCAACAGCCTGAGATGACGCAGGTAACGGAGATTGAGGCGGCTCCCGGCATTGACGACATCCGCAAAATTGCCATGCCCATGCCATTCAACCCCCCAAGCCCCGTTTTGTTCGAGCTTTTGGGCTGGTTGGACAACGCCGCCAAGGGTGTCGTCAGCACCGCAGAGGAAAAGATTGCTGACATGAACGCCAACATGCCCGTTGGCACCACACAGGCGCTGATTGAGCAAGGAGCCAAGGTATTTAGCTCAATTCACGCTCGTTTGCACGATTCACAACGCCGCGTCCTTGGTGTTTTGGGTCGAATCAACCGTTGGTATTTGAATGAACAGAAAAAAGGCGACATGGTTGCTGATTTGGCGGTTACTAAACAAGATTTTGAGCGCAATACCGACGTTGTGCCCGTATCTGACCCCCACATCTTCAGCGAAACCCAGCGTATGGCGCAAAGTCAAGCTGTTTTGGCGCTTATGGAGAAGTATCCCAACGAGTTCAACCAAAAAGCTGTGCTTGGGCGCATCTTGAAGCAAATGAAGGTGCCAAATATCTCGGAATTGATGCCAGCGGCGGCAAAACCCGACGAATTGGACGCCGCAAACGAAAACGCGGCTATGGCATTGGGCAAACCAGCCTTTGCATACCCGCGTCAAGACCAATTGGCACACATTCAAGCCCACTTGAACTTTGCGCTTGATCCAATCATGGGATCTAACCCGCTGATTGCTCAAGTCTATATACCGCAGGCTTTGGAACACATCAAGCAACACATGATGCTGTGGTACACAAATCAAATGACGACCTACGTCACTGGTGGAACAGATATCACGCTTCAGAAGTACGAGAAGAACAAGCTTGCCAGCACGGTTGACAAAGCTGTTGCGTTGGCGTCTGACCACGTCAAGATTGATACGGCTAAGACCTTTGAAAAGGTTGTTCCTGTATTGCAACAGCTTGGACAAATGATGGCTCAGTTTGCTCCCAAGCCTCCAGTGGATGCCGAGTCTCAAGCCGTATTGCAGGCGTCTATGGCAGAGACCCAGCGCCGCACAGCACGCGATCAGGTGGAAATGGAACTGAAGAAAAAAGACCAAGAGATCGACGTAGCTATGAATGTCGAAAAACTTTTGACACAAGAGCGCATGAAGACCGCAGACCTCAGCGTAGAGGAAGCAAAGCTCAAGCGAGAGCAAGAGCAAACAGTGCTTGAACTGAATCAAGCGACCCAACGTAACTTAGGAGAGTAAACATGGCTACAAACAGCAAAATTGGTGGCACACCAGCAGGCCCCACACGTCAACACTACCGCTTGGCAACAGGCGAAGACGTAACCAAAAGTCAATCATCTACAGCGTCTAACAGTGAGAAAAAGAGTGGCGGCTTGTCTGCCGCAAAGTCGTCTAAAGGCAAGAGCAAGTAATGCGTTTAATCAATGACCTCATAAGTGCTGTAAAAGCGCGTCAATCAGAGATCAGGTACTCGTTGACTGATGGCAACGCCATCAACTTTGAGTCCTATCAACGAATGGTGGGTCAATACTCAGGATTGCAGGAGTCGTTAGACATCCTTGATAACTTAATGAAAGAA